TTCGCTGATTAACGTATTTGGAATAATTCATACTAAACCTCTTTCGATAAGTATTCAAGTTGGTGGTTTTTAAAACTTTTTTTAACTTGATGATTGTAAATACTGATTTCACTTGCTGTTAAAGAGTCTTCAACTTCGGTATATGTTTTTTTGATCATACAAAAATCGCATTTTAACATTCTGACGTTGTGTTTTTTAAAGCTTTCGATTGTTTTAATTTCCGAAAGTTCCCAATTAGAATACTCTATACTCCAACAATGACAGTCAATATATTTGCAAAGTATTTCAAGCAAAAATGTTTGAAATTTATAGCGAAGAACTTCTAGAGTTGAAAATGTCTTCCAAGAAAAATAGTTAGAAATAACCAAATCAGTGTTTGTCATACCTTATTATGACATATATTTTTTAGAATATAAACTGATTGATATCAGTATTGCATTACGCAGTTGTCGAAGCGGATTGTTAGCGAGATTTCGGCCATATCTGAGGTGGAGTCGTATGAAAGATCACCAAAGCCTGCTGTTGTGCAGAAGGCTCCTTTGATATCCCAAAGTTGGATAACTGTACCCACTGGGTCCAGCATCTTGAGTTGAATGTCACGTTTGTAGAAGTCTGGGTAGCCTGCACGGCCAGACACAGATTCAAAGCAAAGGCGTACCCATTCCATGACTTGTTGAGCACCGGATGGAGCGATTGGATCGTGAATGGTTACAGAAAGTGTATTGAATGTAGTTTTACCGGCAACATAACGTGTGCTGTTGATCCAGTTGATTGGTACTTCTTCGGTGGTGATTTCTGGTCTTGCAGCTGTTTTTATCAAGAATGCGTCAATGCCTTCAATAGCGAAGACGAACTGACGTTTCATCATTGGTGTAAACTTAGCTGGAAGCATTTCTGTTACTGATAGTGTTTGTGCCATTTTAGTTAACTCCTATTTTTCTATCTATTAACTAGTATTATTTACTACGTTTTAACCAACGAAGCTGTCACGATTTGTAACAAAGAAGTCGATTGTAAAGAACTCAAGCGAGGTGGTTGGGATTAGGAAAATTTTTCCACGCAGAGTTTTGTTATCCAAATCGGCTTGTGTTGTAGTTGTTGTGTCAATAACAACTTTGTATTTTTCTACCCCACCAGCTGCTTGATAGCGTGCCATGATTGGTTGAACTGCTGCATTAAATGCTGCAAGCGTTGAAGACTGTGCTGGTTCGAACAAGAAGCGTGTTGCAACCGCACGCACATCACGACGAATTGCGATCAAAAGTCTTCTTACGTTAACTCTGTTAAGCAAGCTGTCTTTGTTGAGTAGAGTTTTTTGACCCCAAACAACTGGACCAACGCCTGATTTGGAAAGAAGAAGATTCAATCTTGCCACGTAAAGGATATCAGAGTTGGCTTGGTTGAGTGATACAGCAAAATCTGTTACGTTAGTTAGCGTGCCTCTTGTAAAGCCTGCTGGTGCATTGAATGGTTGACCAACTGTATCGTTCTTAGCAAACGCACCAAGAACTGCAACAGATGGTGGTACCTTTTCATAAACTGTACCAGTTGGTCCAACAATGTTTACATCTGGGAAGTAAGTTGCAACGAAACTTGAGTTAACTCCACGGGTAACAAACGCTGCTGCTGTTTGTGAAACGTTTACAGTTTCATATGAACCTGTGATTGACGTTCCGTTTACATCGTATTGTTCTGGGTCCATGATATAGAAACAATCAAATCGATCATTTTCTACAGCGGCGATTGCTGTGTCGGTGACATAACGATCACGTATGCCGGGTATTGTAAGAAGTTGAATGTTAACATCGTTTACATCTGAGATAATGTCAATGCTCTTCAAATAGCTTCTAACCGTTGGGCCATTTGTTAAACCACGAGTTGTTTGTGTGATTTCTTGAGCCACCGCAGCGTTCTTAAGATAACGTGTGTCTGGGTTAAAGATTCTTACGCCGTCAAAACCACGTTCAAGATAAAAGCTAAATTTGGCAAGTGTTTGTACCGCTGCGTTTTCCACAAGATCATTTACAGACAACGCTCTTGTTTTTGTAGCTTCATCTGCGGCAATACCACCCGCACGAACGTAACTCCAGCTTAGAAGAGCAGCGGTGGTGGTGTTTGGACGATCACCCGAACCTGTAACAATCTTAACCTTTTCTAGAGAGAAAAGGTTATTGTTAAAGAGATCGGAATCAACGATTCCATTTGCGGTAGTTGTAGCAGAACCGTTGTTGTCAAATACCGCTGGTTGTACGTTTGTTGATCCTACAAGATTTGGAAAGTATCTGCTATATCCAAGCAAGCTTGGATTGAATATATTGCTGCCGTTTGGATCAGAAAGACTTGTTACGTTTTGGAACTGCACGCCCCAATAAAGTCCTGTATCAACACCAGAAGAAGCAGCAAGCTTCTTAAGGTTTAGGCGCATTGGAACTGGTGGTTGAGATGCTTTATATAGAGGCACCCCGCCTCCAGAACCACCAGCAAGACTTGAGAAGTATGGGAAAGCTGGATTTGTCAAGTCTCCTTGTTTAATGTTGTAAAGAGAGCTTGAACCTTGTGTGACAAGGTGTTGAGGACCACGGAAACCAAACGGCATAGCCGAAGGATCAATTTCACCAGCATCAACAGCATCAGCAACTTCAACACGAACATAATTTGAGTTGTTTGGATATGATCCATCTGTTGTTACTTTTTGTGAAGCAACATCGGTATCAAAGTTGAAGAAGGTATGGATGGTACCAATCTTACGAGCGATATAGTTTGGTGAACTTGGATCAAGCGAGCAATTGGTAAACGTTTCCAAGGCTCCATCTCCATCCAATCCGGTCATCGATTTGACAAGCACTGTAAACACACCATATGGACTTGTTGCCGTTCCCGGTTGAATATTCGTGATTGATATCTTTACATCGCCGTTTCCTGATTCACCAGCCGAAAGATGATGAAAACGGAAAAGATTTTGTGGAACTCCACCAAATCCTTGCGATATCACCCAAGGAGAAAAAGCGTGACCGTAACGATCTTCAAATCCTTCAAAGTTTGGTGTAATGCTAGATCCTACATTCGATGTGTGTGTTGCAGCAGAACCAGAAGAAGGAACAATAAATGCAATATTTTGCAAGGTTCCAAAAGCTGATCCGCTAGCTGCTTCGATTATACCAGAACCAGTTGGTACTGCTATTGCAGAATAAACATCAAAGCTTGCATATAACAAGTGGCCAGCTTCTTGAGTTTTAAGAGGATCGGTATTGAATACGCTTGGAAAATAGTTGACGGCTTGTGGGTCAAAGCTGGCAGTGATTGCATTTGGATAGCGTAGATCTGTTCCTTTGTGACCATTAAGAATCATTACAAAGTTTTGTTGACCGGCGCTTAAAGAAACAGACCCAGTGAATCCACCAGAAAAGCTAGTTTCAGTCGCAACAAAGTTTGAATCTGGTGCATTTGATGGCTGCGCTGCGGAAGACAAACGAAGAACAACACCAGATGGAGCAAACAACACACCACGAACGATTGGCACTGCCGTTGTATCGTTTTGCAATCCTGCATCAGAAAGATATGTTGAATCTAATGATTCGCTCATAAAGCAACCAAGCATATATACAGACCCGGTTACACCTGTAGCGTTTGCAAACACGTTATCTCCCAGAGCGCCGCCCGATCCGCTTGGCTGTTGAGCACCAACAACAAAGCCTGCGTCAGTCACAGTACCATTTGCGTTACGTGCCAAGCCTTGGCCAGCTCCAAGCACTCTAAGCTGCATAAGAGGAACACCTGTGTTCCCAAACCATTCTCTTGCAGAAAGATAGCCTAATGGTGTGTTAGCATTCACTCCTCCAAATACTGATACGTATTGTGACAATGTTGTGACCATGGTTGGAACAAACGCTGGACCTTTGGTTGTTGTAGAAATAACCAAAGCAGGAACACCAGAAGGTGTTGTTGTTCTTGGCAGACTGATGTCAAATTCTCTTGCTAGTACGCCGGGGCTTAATAGTGCCATGTTTTATCTCCGTATATCAAACGTTAACGATAAATAGAAGAATAAAAAAAAACTGCTGCCTTTCAGCAGCAGTTTTTCTTAGTCAGATAAGAACGTTTTACAAACTAGATTGATACGCCTGATGGGAGAACAACGAAATCCATTACAATGTATTCGATTGCTCTTGTTGGAAGCACTCTGATTTGTGCATTCATACGGTTGCTGTTAACGTCTTCTGCGCTGTTGTTCCGTTCATCACAGATAACTGCGAACTGTTCGATGCCTTGTTGAAGTTTGACTGTTGCAAGAACCAAAGATGCTTCGCTAACAAAACGTGTGCGTAGTGCTGGAGTGTTTTGTTCAAAGATCAAACGATTGCCGATAGCAACAATCTGACGTTTGACTTCCAGAATCATACGTTTAACGTTAATGCTTTCCAAAGCACTTTCAGCTTGTTGTAGAGTGTTTTGTGAGAAGAACACATAGTTTGCACCGGGAAACTTCACAATTGGGTTAATGTTTGCATCATAAAGTGTGTTACGATCTGTTTGGTTAACTCTGATAGATGTTTGAAGAACAAAGTTTAGAGAACCACGATCAAATCCTGCTGGAGCAAACCATGGGAACTTAACACGGTCGTTGTAGCTTAGTGCAGAGATTGCTGCAATAGAAGCTGGGAGAGTTACACGGCGAGTGTTAACAGTGTCATCAACAACAATGTTTGGGAAATAAGCAGCAGCGGCATTGTTATCCAAAGCACGATTTAAAAACAAATTTGTTGTTTTGCCAATAGACACATATCGGCCTGCTTCACCATCAAAGATACGAACACTATCTTTGTCATATGGTTGAATGTCTAGAAGATAAAAGCTCAAACCGTAGCTTGTGTTTTTCTCTAGAGCATAGTTGGTTACAAGCGGATCACGTTGTCCCGGTGTTGCAAGAATATTGTTGTTGGCAATGCTTGAGTTGGTTGCAATGTCTAGTGCTGTTCGATATGCAATAACGTTTTGGTTTGCAGAGCCTACACCAGTATAGTTTGTTGCTGTTGGGGCACCGGGAGAAACATAGCTTGCATTTGCAAGACCATATACACCGCCCGCTCCTGATTCGGTAGAAGTTGATTGATCGGTGAATCTAGCTGCTTGCTTGTCAAAGATGTTAACTCCATCCCATCCACCTTGCATAAAGGTTGTGAACTTAGCATAGTTTGAGAAGTTGTTATATTGCACAGCACTGCCACTGTTTAGTAGCGATGCAAAGGTCAAACGGTTGCTAAAGTTTGTTGCAGCATACGTGGTTGGGTCGATTTCTGCATTGCGAAGATATGCAGCAGACTTCATTAATGTTGGCACGTCTGTTGAAGCCACAGCCGTCATCGTAGTTACGTTCAATGCAACTCTCGCAAGTGAGAACTTATTATCGTTCAAAAGATCGCTTGCAGACCCAGTAGTCAATACTTCTTGTTTTTCGATGCCTGCGAACTTGGAAAAGTTCGCAACAATTGGATTGATTTCTGCATTTACGTTCGTGTTTAGCACATTGTTGTTATTGCGTTCGAACTTAACACCCCAGTAAAGACGACCATCTAGGACTGTTTGTGTGCCGGGAGCCCCAAATGTTGTTCCTGTGTTTGCAAGTGGGTTGCGGGTGATTGTAAAGCGATATGGAACCGGTGGAACAATCGACCCAGACAAATCACAACCTCCACCTGCAAGGCTTCCAGAAACACCAGAAATACGGGTTTGGTTCAGTGCCACTGAACCAGTTTGGTCAGTCAGTGCTACGTTCGTAAGAAGCATTTGATGACCACGGAAACCGAATGGA